ATCGTGTGCAAGAGTTTATGAATTATCAAACAACAGAACAGATGCCTGAGTACTTTGATGAGATGGAAAGAATGTTATTCCATCTTCCTTTGATAGGATCAGCATTTAAAAAAGTATATTATGATGCTAATTTAAAAAGACCAGTATCTGAGTTTGTTCCTATAGATCAATTCTATGTTTCTTACTATGCATCTAATCTACGTAAGTCAGATAGATATACCCATGTTATTTATAGAAGTCCTGTTGATCTTGCAAAAGATATACGTACAGGAATCTATAGAGATATAGAATTACCAGAAGCAACGAATCCAGAACCTACCTCTTTTTCTTCTAAGATGGATACTATTATAGGAGTATCTCCAACAGGAACAAATGATCCACAGTATACATTACTAGAACAACATTGTTATTTAGAAATAGAAGAAGACTATGCTCTTCCTTATATTGTTACAGTAGAAGAGCAATCACAACAAATTTTAAGTATTCGTAGAAACTATAAGAAGGATGATAAGAATCAAGAGAAAGTGTCGCATTTTGTACACTATAGATTCGTACCAGGCTTTAGTTTCTATGGGTTTGGTCTGATGCACTTCTTAGGAAACTTAACTATGACTGCTACTGCAGCCATGAGAAGTTTAGTGGATGCAGGTCAATTCGCAAACCTACCAGGAGGTTTCAAAGCAAAGGGTGTTAGAATTGTTGGAGACAATGATCCTATTGCACCAGGTGAGTTTAAAGAAGTAGAAGCAACAGGGCAAGATCTTAATAAGGCAATAATCTCTCTCCCCTATAAAGAACCTTCCCAGACATTGTTTAATATGCTTGGCTTCATAACTCAAGCAGGTCAGAAGTTTGCTGACAGTACAGAACAAATTGTTTCTGATGCAGCATCTTATGGACCTGTTGGTAGCTTGGCTTTATAACTCAAGCAGGTCAGAAGTTTGCTGACAGTACAGAACAAATTGTTTCTGATGCAGCATCTTATGGACCTGTTGGTACTACTATGGCTTTACTTGAAGCATCTAGTAAATTCTTCTCTGCTATTCACAAGAGATTACACAAATCTCAAAGAGATGAATTTAAAATACTAGCACAGATAAATTATGATTATCTCCCTTCAGAGTATCCATATGAAATACCATTTGCAGAAAAGAATATCTTCAAACAAGACTTTGATGGCAGGATAGATGTACTTCCAGTCTCTGATCCTAATATACCATCAAATGCACATAGGATGATGATTGCACAAATGGCATTACAAATGGCACAACAATCACCTCCTGGTATGTTTAACCTTGAAGCATTAAATAGAACGATATTAAGTTCTGCTAATATGCCTAACTTAGAAGATATATTACCACCTAAACAAGAACCACAACAATTAGATCCTGTATCAGATATTATGGCTGCAACAAAGGGTATACCTATTGCAGCATTTCCAGGACAAAACCATGATGCACATTTACAAGTTAAGATGATGTACTTACAAGATCCTCAAAATGGTGCTAATCCTATTATGGCTAGATTAAAACCCATACTAGAATCTAATATACAAGAACATTCTATATTAAAATATCAAGAACAAATGAATGGTATGGCTAGAATAGCAATGGAACAATTAGGACCAGAACAAGCACAGAATCCTTCTATTGCAGAAGCAGCTATGGCTACTGCAGCACAACAAGTATTAAATGCTAATATGGCTGCAGGTCAAGCACAATCACCTGAACAACAAATGGTTCAGTTAGAAACAGCAAAGGTAGAATTAGAGAAACAAAAGCTTCAACAATTAGCTGCTAAAAATTCTGCAGAATCTACAATAGATGCACAGAAGTTAGAATTAGAAGAAGCTAAGTTAATGGTAGATGCTGCTAAAGCTGGTCAATCTGCTATACTGAAAAAAGAAAAAGGTGATCTTGATAGAGCAAGTAAAGAAACAATGAAGGCTTTAGATATAATGGCAAAGGCTGCATTGGCAGATCAAAGAGCTGATATAGATATGGAAAAAATTCGTGTGAGTGCTTTAGAAAAAGTATCTCAAATGGAAGATCTGGATGATAGACAAAGAAGTTTTAAACTTATTGATGTCATGACAGATCTATTAAAAGAAGAAGTAAGAATAGAAGAACAAGAACAATCAACAGAAATGAAAGGAGAACAAGATGCCAATAGGGAATAAAGCTTATTCTGTTGGAAAAGGTGTGACTAAAAAAGGTTATCCTTCTCATATAACTAATAAGTCTGGTAATATGTATGGTGACTCAACTGAAGCAGGTTTTAGAGCACGTAAAGGAGAATTAAATCAATTTGATAGTAATTCTTGGGAAGATCCTAAACCAACAGTAGGAAAAAGATAAAATAATCTAGGATACATTTTGCCTATCGACTGACCTAGCAGACAAGCCAAGACGATAGGATTAATTTTAAGGAGAATAAAATATGGCGAATACAACTTTTAAAGGACCAGTCAGGTCTGAAGGTGGTTTTGAACAAATATCTGTAGCATCTGGAACTGGAGTAGCAACTACAAACTATGATATTGATTCTAGTGGTAATGTTACTGGTAGTGGTACTATGAATCTTAGAGCAAAGGTAGATAGTTCTCAATTTGATACTACAGATGCGATTGATGAAACTTTAACTACTGCTCAAACTGGAACTATATTTTCAGTAGATGGAACAGCTAATAAAGTAATTAATCTACCAGCACTTAGTACATCTAACCCAGGAATATGGTATGAATTTTTTCTTAGGGTGGTAATGGCTAGTGATGCAACAGTTACTATTGTACTACCTGGTTCAGCAGTTTCTAACTTTTATGGACAACTTCAATTAGCTGCAGGTACAGCAGCAAATCCAGCTCTTGATGTAGCAGGAGATACTATAACTTTAGCTAATTCAACAGTAGTTAATGCAAGAATTAGAGTTACTTGTATTACTGATGATGGTACTAATTCTACCTGGAAAGCTGAAACATTATCTTCACCAATAGCAACAATAACTTAATAATCAATAACCAATATTGGGTGGTAAATAAATACTGCCCAATATTATTTAGAAAGAATATAATATGTGGACTAAACCAATAATAAAAGAAGTATCTGTAGGACTAGAAATTAATTGTTATGCTTGTGCAGAGATTTAATTTCTGAGTATGGATATATGGGATGAGGTCATTAAAGAATATAATAGTGAACTTGACAAATTAAGACTATCAGTCGCTGGTGGACAAGCAGATTCTTTTGCACACTATAGACAAATGGTTGGTCAAATTCTTGGAATTGAATGGGCTCGTAATAATTTAACAAACATAATAAAGAAAAGTATGTATGACGAAGAGGATGACTAATGCAACAGGCACATTTAGGTAAATCTATAAAGAACGACATGTGGATTACAGATCAAGAAGAAGAAGCTACTCCAGATGTTCTCCCTGAACTTCCAGGTTTTCATGTACTCGTAAGACCTGTAACAATAAAAGAAAAAACTAAAGGTGGTATATTACTACCTAACTCAACAAAAGAAGATATGTCTTACTTAACAACTGTAGGAAAAGTTATTAAAGTAGGAGAACTTGCATATAATGATACAGATAAATTTTCTAAAGGACCTTGGTGTACGTTAGGAGATTATATTTGTTATGCTAAACATGCTGGTCAAAAGATACAATATAAGAATGTTAAGATGCTTTTATTGTATGATGATCAAGTAATAATGAAAGTACAAGATCCTAAATATTTAGATCCTACTTTTAATTTAAGTAATTAAGTTGCACTATAACTTTTTTTAGTGTATAATATATAGTATATACGTAAGTCGTATGTCTCGTAAACAACGAAAGGTAATAAGATGGAAGACGAACAAAGTTCAAAAGAAGAATGGAGTGAAGTAGATACAACAACTCCAGAAGAAGAAAAGAATAAAGTAGAGTATGAAGTAGAAGGAGAAGTAGAAAAAGAAGAAAAAGCTATTCCTCTTGTAGAAACTAAAAAAGAAGAAGTAGTAGAAGACGCAGTAGAAGAAATACCTAAAGAGCTTGAAGGTGTGGAAACTAAAGGAGCACAAAAAAGAATAAGACAATTAGTTAAGCAACGTAAAGAAAGAGACGATAATATTGCTCAACTAATACAACAAAATGAAC